ATCGCCGTCGCCCGCGGCCGGCAGCGGCGCGTCGTCCGAGAAGCCGGCATTGGCCGGCGAGCCGGTCTCGTCGCTCAAGCCGTTCGCGAGCCCGTCGGTTTCCAGCGTCTTGACTGTGGCGGGGTCAATCACGACCTCGGTCGTGCCGCGCTTTACGGTGACCGGATAGGCGTTGTTGCGGTCGGTCGTGTAGTTCTTCAGCCCGGCGACGGTCGGCACGGTGACGACCCGCCCGGCGACGCCGGCGCCGGTGATGAAGATATGGCTGAATTTGAGATAGTCGGACTGCGCAATGGTCACATTGCCAGCCGCCACCCCAATCACCAGGCTCTTGCCATAGATGTTCTGCTGGCTGTCCGTGAGGTCAGTCATTGCTTGCTCCGAAGATGATGCAGAGATCGCGCGATCCGGCGCGGCGAGAAAACGCTATTGCAACCCGTCTTCTTCCCATTCGAGCAGGTTGAAATAGACGTTCTGTGGATTGGCGCTGGCCATGACGCGTATCGCGACCTCGCTGGACGTGTTGGTAACGAGCTCGATCTGACCGGCACCCGAGATCCCGCTCGACACGGGGCTAGCCACAGTCAGCAACGCGCCCGAGACCAAACTGGCCGCCTGGTCGGTCGTATCCGGATCCCGGACGATCACGCCGGCGGTCGATGTACTCGCATTGGGGGAAATGACCTGAAGCCGAACCCGCCATTTTTTCCCGGTCGGCAGCCCAACCCCAACATTCGATCGCGTGCTGGACGCGACGCCGTTGAAATCCGTCAACGTCGTGCGCTGGACCCACCGGCCGTTCTGTTTCACCGGGACAAGATGCGTAGAAGCATCCACCTCAAAGGTGGCGACCCGGCGCCAGGCCGCGGTGTAACCGGAGGGCCGCGTACCGGGCGTCAGTGCGGTATCGGCGAAGAAAGCCTCACCGGACGTACCGCTGATCACGAAGATGCCGCCCTTTTGACCAGCCGTCAGCGTCAATCCGGTCCGCAGGCCATTGGCGCCGTTCGTGGCGAAGTCGATCGTCCCGCCGGCGTAGTCGATCGTGACGCCGTTGTTCGAGTCCGCGCATTGCCCCGCGCCGATCGTGACCGTCGTGTTGGTCATGCCGGTGATCTGGAAGCCGGCGATATAGTCGCGGATCACCGGTGCGGTGACGATCTCGAGCTCGGCCTGCACCGCGGCCTTGCTGCCAAGGGCCAGCAAGGTGCGGGCGTAGGAGGTCAGGTCGGTCGTCGCCCAAGTGTTCAGCGCCGACGTCATATAGGGAAGCTTGTTCGATCCCTGCGTGATGCCGGCCAGTGCGGCCAGAAGGTCGGAATAGCCTTGGACCGTGGTGCCGATCACCAAGCCGAGCCAGGTCCGGAACGCGCTCTTGTTGTTGCCGTAGTTGCGATCGTCCTCGGTCCAGGTTTGCGCGGTCAAAGAATAGACCAGCCAGAGCCCCATGCTCGGATCGCTCATCACGAAATCGACCGCGTCCGACAGCAGGATTTTCCCGACCGACCCCGTGTTGTGTTTCACCGTGATGGTGTCGCCGGCATCGGGCCGGATCCGGACCCTAGTCCCGTCGACCACACCGCTGGTCCCGAGCTGTGCCAGATTGTCCGACGTGCCGCTTTCGGCGGCGATCACATGGGCAGCCTGGGTCGGGGTCGCCACGTCGCTGACCAAGGTCAGCACCGTCTCGGGCGCCGCTCCGGTCAGCTGCGAGCAGAAGTCGCGCACCGCCTCCCACGCCGCGGCGAAGGTGCCCATGTTCGGGCGCGGCCCCGTCGTGGTGAAGAGATTGTTGCTCGGGAGATTCTGCATCGGTTCTTAAACTCCGCGCGCGCCGTGGATATAGCCGTCCACATGGCCAGCCACGACCGCGCCGGTCGCATCCAGCAGTTCGACCAGGGGGCCGAGGTCGGGATCACGATCGACGATGCGATAGGAGATCGCCGTCTCGCCGACATGGTAGCGGATCGAGAGCCGGACCTCGTCGATCAGGTAGTAACTCTTGGCCAGGGACAGCCGCGCGCCGGAGCCGCCGATCGCAACATCGTCGATCCGTTCGAACTCGTCAGGCAGGTCGGCCACGACCTGCAGCAGCGAGATCTCGCCCGGGACATGCCCCGGCGCGGTCGTGAGCCGGATGAAGTATTCGATGTTCTCGGCGGTCAGCGGTCCGGGCCACGGCGCGTAGCTGGTGCCGCCGTCGATCGAGTATTCCAGCAGGTAGGTTCCGGCATCCGCTGTGACCAGGATCGAGAGCTGTACGCCGATCGCCAGGGCCGGCGGTGTGAAGGAATCGGTGTAGACCATCGTCTTCGCGGTGACCGTGAAGACCTCTGCATCCGGATCCTCCGGGAACGGCGTCGCGAACGGATCTTCCGGAAACACGAAGTCTTCATCGGCATCGGCGGTCAGCACGTCGGCGATGACCGACCCGTTCTCGATCGTGCCGGGGAAGCCGTCGCCGGAAATGTCATAGGTCAGAACCGCGTTCTGGAATACCGGTACGCCGATCGTCACGGTGATGAACGCGATCTCGACCGAGAGCAGCGGTGGGTTGTTGCGGTCGATTGCCCGGACCATGACCGTCCAGGTGCCGGCGGTCAGCGTGTCGGTGGCCACTCGGCCGCTCGACAGCGTTCCGGAATGCATCTCGGTTCCGGTATTCCAATCGGTCTCGGTCGGCACGACGGTGCCCACGATCTTTCTCGCCTTGAACCCGCCGGCGTCGCGCGGCGGGGTCGGATAGTCCCAGATCACATCGCCGTTGGTATCGCGCCGGATCATGGACACGCCGGTCGGGCGCGTCGTCTTGCCGACCACTTGATGGGCGCTCACCGTGACATAGTCCGACGGTTCGCCGCTGTTGCTGATCGCGCGAATCCAGAGGTCATAGACCTCGCCGTCATCGACCGGCGCAATCGTGATGCGACCGAGGCTGGCGGCGACCTGCGGTGCATTCGATCGAGCGGCATTGGAGCCGGTGTAGCGATACTGCGCCTGGACCGCCGCCGCCGGAACCTCACCGGCCTGCACATCAACATTCGAAAGACCGCCGAACATGACCACGATGGCCGAGCTCAGCGACCCATCCGTGTTCACGGTCAACACCGACTCATCCGAGATCACCTGCACGATCACCGGTTTCGGCGGTTTTCGATGGTAGTACGGCACCAGCGGGGTCGTGCCGGGATCGTAGGTGGGAATCGGCCCTTGATCCGCGGTGTGAACCGCCGGCGCGGCATCGACCAAGGTGAACCTTGCATTCATGGCGCTGTCAGGCTCGACCGCCTTGACCAGCGCCTCGACCGTGGCGCGACCCGCCAGGCCGAAGAAGAAAATGTCGTCCGGTGCCGGCAGGTCGGCGATCTCGATCGGCAGCAGCGGCTCGACACTACGCCAGCGCCCCGGCACGGTCAGCAGGCTGATCTGCATCCGCGCATTGTCCGCGGTGCGGCGTATCTCCAGCACGTAGTCCTCACCCAGCTCCATCTGGATCTCGGAATTGAGCGTGAGTCCGACGCCCTTGCCGTCATCATCGAGCGCGATGGACTTGAGCCGGCCCGTCCCGAGCCCGACCCGCATCGCGTCATGGGCGAGGCTGACCAGGTCGCCACGCCGGGCCTGCATCCATTCCGGATCCTGACCTACCTGGTACGTCCCGGGCCGCAGCATCGCCGCCGCGGCGAGATAGGATCCGTCGCGCCAGATCTGCTTCGGCTCGGTCACCATCGGCATTTCGATGACTTCGAAGTCGGTGGCGTTGGTCGCGTCGTATCCCGGGAAGTAGATGGTCCTGACCTTGTCGGCCCAGGCATTGGTCGCATCCTTGAACTTGGCGCGCCAGGCATGGGGCGGATCCGGGAAGACGATGGTTCCCTTGAAACCGAAGCTGTTATGCGGCCCGATCATCGTGACCGGCACGGTCTGCGGCACATCGCGCACGATCGAATGCAGGCCGGAACGGATGTCGATGTCCGGCGTGGCCCGCCCGGTCGCGCAGATGTCCGCCAGAGCCTGGTAGACCGTGGTCCGGAAGTCGAAGATGCCGTCGCAACGGAACAGCGGATCCCCGTCGTCGTCCGTCACGTCGCAGGCATCGGCCCAGTCGAGATAAGCGTCGAAGTCGATCCGGTGATCCGCGACCGGCCGCTTGTTGCCCTCGCCGCGCAGAACTTCGAGCGCGGCATAAGCCGGGTTGCGGGTCGCGGTATAGTCCGACCAGACCCATTCGGAGCCGCTCCAGGACGGGATCTTCAGCTTGCGCTGGCCGACCGCATTCACCGTGTCGAGCGTGCCGTTGAGCTGATCGGTCGCCTTGATCCGGACCTCGAGGATCGTGTTGCCGGTCTTGAAGATCGGGTTGCCGCCGAAGATCGAGCGCAGCGCGGTCCAGTGGCTCTTGTCTTGGACCGCAACATCGGTCGAGTTCAGGGTGATCCGCCGCACCTGAACACGGTATTGGCCCGGCGCCGGGAACACCCATTTGTCACCGAACCGAACCACGGGATCCTTCGCCGTGATGGAGAGGGCATCGACGCCGCCGGACAGCGTCCCAAAGGTCCAGGATCCATTCGCCAGAGTGTCGGAAAGGGCGATCGTGTCGCCGTCGATACCGGTGGTGTTACCCAAGGCGCGCGCGGTGACGATCAGGATCGTGGCGTCGCTCGTTGCTGAAACAGTCGGATGCCGTGTCGTCGATGCGGCATAAAGGGTACCGCTGCCCGCGCCGAGATTGATCGCTGCGGCGATGTTGGCGAGGCTGGCCGCGAGATTGGCCCCGATTTTCACATGGCCGTCGCTGTTCGTCAGCGTCGCCTGGAACGTATAAACCTTGCCGCCGATCGTGACGGTCTCGCCGTCGCCGGGCTGGCCCGTCATCGGCAGGGCGCCGCTTGACTGCGTCCCGGCATGGGTCCAGGGGTCCGGATCGGTCGCGGAGGCGAGCCGGTACCGGACATCGAACCGCGCGGTCTGGGTCTGTTTCTCGCCGCTCGGGGCAATCTTGTAGAGACCGGCCTGAAACGTCAGATCGACCGAGAATTCCCGGGCGTTCGGCCGCGTGTCCTGGCTCAGCCAGTTCTCATCCTCGAGCCAGGGATCGGCCTGCACCTTCTCAGCGCCGCCCGTGAGCGTGGCATGACCCCAGGATGCGCTCGCCATGGTTTCGGCGGTCGTGATCGAGGCGCCGGCATCTTTCGGCGCAATGCCGAGATCCGAAGCCGACGCTTTGATGGCGCGTGCCGTGGCATGTGCGGTCATCGCCGCCGCATAGGTGATGCCGGCCAGCGCCGGGTCAAGGTTGATCGCCGCGACCAGATTGTCGATGGAGTCCGAGGCCGTGGCCCCGATCTTCACGTTCCCGTTGGAGTTGGTCAGGCTGGTCTGCCAGGTATAGACCTTGCCGTCGATCGTGACGGTTTCGGTATCGCCGGCATTGGCCGACAAGCTCAGGATGCGGTTCTGCCACGCCGCATTGGCCAAGGTTTCGCTGATCGCCGATGTGTTGGCCGCAACGCCACCGGTCAGGGCCGTGACGGCCAGCGTCGTGCTGGATGATGCATCGGCACTGACCACAGTGTTGATCGTGGTCGAGGCCGAGTAGAGCGTACCGGCGCCGCCGACCCGGTTGATGGCCGCGACGAGATTGTCGATCGAATCCGCCGCCGTCGCGCCGATCAGAACCTGAAATGCGGTTGCCGTGATCGCCGTCTTGAACGTGTAGGTCGCGCTGCCGACCGCGACCGTCTCGCCGTCGCCGGCATTGCCCGAGAAGACCAGCAGGCCGACCGCGGACACAGCCTGGTCGCGCACGCCATCATTGCCGACTTCGATCCCGAGCGGGTCTTCGAAGACGTTGCCGACATAGAGCGAGAGCGGACGCACATTGGGGTCGAAGCGGGCATGATAATCGGTCTCGACACCGAGAAACTGGTCGAGCGGCGTCTCGCCGATCTTGATCTGGGTGAGATCGACCGGACCCGTGCCGAAGTCGAAGGCTGCACGGATGAACTGGTCGGAGCCGACGATCTCGGTGTAGGGCCGGGCCGCGAATTTTGGCGTGACCCGGAAGCGTCCGAACATTTCCGGCACGACGCCGTCCGGATCCAGCGTGTTCTTAGTCCCGGTGATCGAATAGGTCGGGCTATCTGCCCGCGACGAGCCGCCGACCTTGCCGTTCATGCTCGCCGGCTTTGGCGGCGGGATCAGGGCGGAAACCAGCATCGAGCCGACGATACCGACCACACCGGAGATCAGGCCGCCGACCACAGTCGCGGTCAGGCCGGACAGGCCTAGCACCGCGGGACCGGCGATCAGCGGCCCGGCGAAAGCCGCGGCCGCCATCACCGCGACACTCAGAACGATGCCGAGGATCGACTTCGCGCCGCCCTTTCCGCCCTTACCCGGAAAGACCCGCAGCACGACCTTGGTGCCGAATTTCGGGCGGACGCCGATCCATCTCCCGTCATCCAGCCGCCGGCCCCAGAACTCGGGCAGCACCAGCGATTCACGGCCGGTCACGGGATCGAACAGGAAGCACTTGGCCCGCCGCTGCATCGACGGCGAGACCCGGCTCGCCTCCATCATCTCGCGGATCGTCAGGCCCCACTCGACCGTGGTCTCGACCCGGGTCCCGAACGGCCGGTTGACCACGGCGAACGGCACCAGGCGCACGCCATCAGCGTCCGACCCGCGCAACTGCGATCCCCCATCCATGCCGATGTCTGCGCCTAGCGGCTAGCCAGTATCCGGTGTCGCCGGAACCCGATGATGATGTGCTTGTATTCCGGCCCGCGGTAGAACAGCAGCGCCGACCGGGCCGGTTCCATCATGGTGTGGACCGCAACGCCGGGAATCAGCACCACCCCAATATGATCCGGGAAGCCGTGAACGCGGATCTCGATCACATCGAGCTCACGCTCTTCACCCATCGGGACCCGCAGCCAATCGCCGGATTCCCGCGCCGCGTCCATGAGCTTCGAGATGGTCGGCGCATCCTCGGAATCGGTGCCGTCATAGCCGTGCTCATCGGGCCAGGGCACCTCCGGCGCGCGATCGGCATAGAGCAGCCGCGCCAGGCCCAGGCAGTCGGCACCGTCGAAGCTGCGGCCATGATCAAGGAAGGGGATGCCGATATAGGGCCGCGCCCATCCCGGCGCCACCGGCCGTCGCGATTCACGCAACGCCATGGACGCCCGGCCACTCGACCGCATTGTAGGAGTTGCCGGGATAGGGCTCGTTCAAGGTGTCCTCATAGGTCAAGTCGCCCTCGATCGTGAGCCGGTCGAAATCGACGCTCGGCAGCAGCATCCCCGGCGCTGTCGCCTCGATCACATCCGGGTCGGATCGCAGAACGGTCGAAAGCGTGATGACCGGCTTGCCGCGCGTGATGCTCCGCACCACCGAAATCACGTCATTATCCGGGTCGTTCGGGTCGCCGATCGCATCGATCCGAACGCGCGATTTCGGCGGCTGATCGGGCTGCGAGTCCGGAAAAGCGATCTCGAATGGAAAGGCTTTGTAGGTTTCGCCGTTCGAGACGATATCTTCGTTCTTCTTGCGCGCCACGAAGCGCAACGTGGTCGGCAGGTCCGGGTGCTCGATCGTCACCAGGTAGAACCAGATCTCCTTGGTGCGCGAAGCATAGGCCGTCTGCCGGCCGAAGGTTGACAGTGGCATGGCGACCCTTAGGTCAGGATGCGCAGCTTCATTGCGATCAGGTAGCGGCCCTGGGTCGGGCTGGTCTCGGACGGACGGCTATCCCGGAATTCCATCTCGACGGCATCGAGGGTCACCGGATCGAGCCAGTTGAATGGCATGGTGCCTTGGCCGAGCGTGTCCTTGAAGAAGAACCAGAAAGTAGCGCGCTCCGTGGCATTGCAGTGCAGCACCCCGTCGATATCTTCCGGCATCGATGTGTCGCGCTGGCGCGCCTTACCCGGACCGGAATCCATCTCGGTGCGGACCGTGCCGTCCTCGGGCTGCCGCAGATAGCCGCTGATGTCGAGCTGCAGGTCGAGATCGGACGGCCAGTCGATATCGGCCATGGCTCAGCTCCGTTGCGCGCCCGCGACGCGATTGGCACCAAAGCTCCGGGCAATCGCTTGTCCGACCTTGCCGTTGTTGGTGATGCTGTCGGTCACCTTGCCGATCACGATGTCGATGATTTCTTTGCCGTTCGGCCCCTGACGCGACGCGACCTGCGCCTTGTCGTTGCCGTAGTTATAGACGTTGACCTCGGCACCTCCGCCGGTCGCACCGCCCATCCCGAGCGGCATCACGGTCCCATCCACGTCGGGCTTGAAGAATTCCTCGCCGTTCTCATTGACCCGGTACATCTTGCCAGCGTAGGCATCACCGCCGCCCGCCAAGTGCCCGAACATCCCGGTGCTGGTGTTGACGGTGCCGGGCGTGTAACTGGCGCCCCCGATCAGGCTGGCGAGCCACGAGCCCGCACCTTTGATCAGCGGGCCAAGCAATCCGCCGCCGGAGCCGAAGCCACCTTCGCCGAACAGACCGGTCAGCAGTGCGCTCTCGCCCATCCGCAGCGCGATCCGCAGCAAGTCCTGCTCCACGCCCTTCAGCACAGTGGAAAGCTTCGCGCCACCCAGCACAGCTTCCTCGAAGGCGCTGGTGAAGGTGCCGCCGAGCTCCGAGACAGCATTCGACCAGCCCCGGAAGTATTTCGTGGCGCCATCCGCGGCTTCGGCTGTCGCCTGCACCACCTGAACCGGAGCAGACTTCTTCACCTCGTCATGGGCGGCATCGACCGCGTTGATCGCCTTGCGGTACTCATCGGCGCTGATCTTGCCTTGCTCGAACGAGAGCTCGATCTGCGCCTCGCTCGGCGCCAGCAAGCCCATGTTCGCGAGCAGGCCGTTCAGCGTGGTGTCGAGATCCTCGGCGGCCTTGGTTTGCTCCTTGACCGCGGCGGTGGTCGCCTTGATCTGGTTCGTCGCTGCGGTCGCGCCGGCAACAACGGCGGATTCAGCCGGCTTTACGCTGAAAGATTTCTGGATCCGCGCGTCGTAATCATCGAGCGCCGCATCGAGGATCGCGCGCTGCTGCTGGACATAGGCAAGCGCCTGCTGCACATCAGCTTGCGCCTGTTTAAAGGCCGGGTTCGGCGTCGCTGCGATGACTTTGCCGCCCGCCGTCGTCATGCGAGGACTGAGGAACTGCGGCGTTCCGGCCGCACGCGCCTGGACTGCCCTGAGCTCCGCCTCCGCCTGCTCGACCGTGGTGCGCAGCTCCGCGACGCGCATCTGGGTAGTCTGCTCGACCTCGCCGCGGATCGCCTTATAGAGATCGCGCGAGTGTTCCAGCGCCTTGGTATGGGCCTCCTCAGCCGCGGTCGCCTTCTTGGTCGACTCTTCAAGGCCTGTGAAGCTGGTCGCCAGCGCACCGATCACCGCGCCCGCCGCGCCGATGATGGCGCCCCAGGGCCCGAACATGCTGATCAGCTGTGTGCCCTGCTGGATGAACGCGCGCAGCGGGTTCTGGCCCGAAGCGATCTGGACTGCGAAGTCACCGACCTGGAAGCCGGCGTTCTGGATACGCGCGCCGAACTCGCTATACGCGGACCCGCCGCGACGGGCGGCCTGTTCTCCAATGCGATGATACTCGGTCAGCTGCTGGAGGCGCGACTGCAGCTGATCCATCGGCAGCAACTGGCGCCGGAATGCATCTTCGAGCAGCGCCGCATCCCGCGCGAAGTTCGCCTGGGCCCGCGCCGCAGGGTCCATCCGCAGCACCAGGCGCTGCATGGCCTGCTCGACCTGGGCCGTGGTGCGCTGGAGGGGCTCCTGCGATCCCGCTGCTTTCTGCGCCGAGGCCGAGATCTGGTCCGCCGCCGCCTTGAACACATCTGCGCCAGCCTTGGAGCCTCCGGCGTCGATGATCAGCTGGTAGATGCGCTGGATCGTGGTCTCGTCAGCCATTGTGAGCCCTTTCTCGCAGCAGCGCAGCGAGCTTACTGCCGATTTCCGGATCCGGCTTCACAACAACGTTGAAGAGCGCGAACGGCGCGCGCAGGTACCGCAACTTAGCCTTGACGGCTATTTCAATGCGCGCGATCGGTGTCGCCATCGTCTGGGCATCCGACCAGCCGAGCCAGCCCGTGCCCCACTCATAGAGATGCTCGAGATATTGCTCGGCGGTCAGTTCAATCTCTGACCGCCCATCACGTTTCCCTGGGAGGTGCCTCCGGGCTTGGCGTCGGTCTCTTTCGGGACACGCCCGCCATTGGTCAGAACGCCGACATAGAAGCTGGCCGGCACGACGAACTTCAGAATGCCGTCTTTATAGATCTGCTGCTTCAGCGCCTCGATTTCTTCGGGCTGATGTCGGCCGGCGCCCAGCCCGATCACCGTCGCGATGCCGCCGAGATTCATGCCGACGACACGTTCCATCGCGTCTCGGAATCCGCCAAACGCCGCGCAGATGCGGTCCGCGGCATCCAGCGTCGGCACAAGGATCAGCGTCTCGTCGCCGACCGTGACCTCGATCTCTCCTTCGTTGAGGGCCATGTTATGCCGCCGCCGCTTCGACGATCGTGCCGGAATCGATCTCGACGACGACCTTGGCACCTACGAGATTATCACGCTGGCCAGGGTTGGCGGTGTAGCTCATGACCTTGGCCTTGAACTTGAAGGTGGTCGGGAGCGCCGCGCTGGACGTGACCGGTCGATCGTTCAGCTCGACCTTGAAGTTATAGGCGAGATCGCTGTCGCGGGCGGCGATCAGCGCCGCCTGGCCGGTATCGCCCGGCACGCGGGCCATGTCGAGGTTCAGGGCGCCGTCGTCATAGCCGCCCTTGAACTTCTGGGTGCCGCGCTCGGCAACCGGCTTGTGCTCGATCTTCTGATAGACCCGTCCGAACTCGCCGAGATTGGTCACATCACCAATTTCGATCCACGACGACTCCGATCCGAGCACCCCGGTGCCGCCGATATAGAGCTTTGTGCCCGCCGCAGTGACTGGCTCTGCCATTTTTCTCTCCTGTGGAAAGCCGCTCTATGCGGCGTAGTTGATGGACCAGGGAACGGTCCGCGAGACCCGGAAATAGAGGCCGTCATCGTCGCCCTGCCCGCCGCCGCCCGGCTGGGCAGCTTCCATACGCGGGGCCGGCGGCGCGCCGATTGAGCGGAGCTCCAGCATTTCGCCGAAGGCCTTGATCGCAGTGCCGGCTTGTTCATCGCCGGTGCCGATCGGCGCCATGTAATGGGCCGCGACGACCCCCGCATCGGTCTTCACGCGCTTGCCGACCGAGCCGAACCCGGAACCGCGCGAGCTGGTGGGCAGGATTTCGCAGTAGATGAACGCGATTGGGTTGCCGTCACCGTCCCGGGGCCGATCCTCGATCCCTTCGGCGCCGAACCCCGCATTCGGCCACACGATCGACACCCCGTCCCAATTCGCCTCGATGTACGCGCGGATCGCGGCCTTTGCCGTCTCGAAATCGGCCATGGTCTCCCCTACAGCGCTTCCAGAACCAAAGCCGGATAGGTGAGTGGCTGGCCCTTGCGCGTGTCGGCACGGCTCACCAGTGTGCTACGGCCCTCACGGAATGCCTTGCTGCGACGGTTCTGGAGCGGCGAGAGCGCGGCGAGATTCACGGTCTTCTTCCGTCCGGCCTTGATCCACGCCGCATACTTCTTCGCGGCACTCCGCTGCCGACCTTCGAGGATGTAACCGTTCGGGATGGTGATGAACCGGATCGAGGGACGAACGGCATTGCCGAACCGCCCCTTGAAGATTTCCTGCCGCACGGCTTCGATGATGTGCGGCGGAACCCGCATCCGCATCGCGCCGACTTCGACCTTGCGATGATAGGGCCGGTCATTGGTGATGATCACTTGGCGCGCCCCGATCGGGATCCGATCCGGCGCCACGCGATCGCCGTTGACCATCACGAACCAGCCTGCCCGATACTCGCCGGAATCGACTGGCGATCGGTCCTGCAGTTCCTTCAGCGCCCATTCGACAATCTCGCGCCAATATTGCCAGCGGTAGGCAATGACGCCGAATGGTTTGACCCCTTCTTCGCTCGCCGCCGGCCGGCCATCGACCAGGATCGTTTCTTCGGACGGCTCACCCTGATCGGAGATCACTTCGTCGCGCAGATGGCGCGCGACAGTGACATGCGCCCGCACCAGCTCCGTCTCGGTGAAGCCCGTGATGTCCGCCATCAGGAAATCGCCCAGTGACACGATGTCCTGGAACGGCCGGACGGCGGGTCGCGGGACCGGGTATTCTTGCGTCACCACGATGCGACCTCATCTTCTATCCGAACCCGTGGAAAGCAGGTCAGCGCCGACACCCGGCTGCAATTCACCGCAACGATGCCGCGCGCCAGGAGCGCATCCTGCAGCGACCCAAAACAGTCGGCCCAGCGTGCCAGATCCTGGGCATCGGGGTTGCGAAGACCGGGACTATGATCGCCGTGGAAGTGCCGCTCACCGGCGGGCCCGAGCTGCATGTCGAAACCCAGCAGCACGATCCGCCCTCCATGGTCGACCATGCCGGCGAGATGGACCGCGAGATTGTTCGCCAGATAGCCGCTGTTCCCGCCCGTGGCTAGAAATCGCGGATCATCATCAAGCCCTCGAGCGGCCCGGAAACGAAGCATGGTGACGTCTGGCCAGGGCAGCGGCGGCTCGGGTTCTTCGTTCAGGGCGCGCAGGCGCGCGGCCATAAATTTTAGTCCCGCAAAACCAGGGCAGCCCCGGCGATCCTTCCACCAATCCCGATCCGCAGCAAAAAGCACATCCGCCCAAGGCGCCACATCGACCGCATTGTTGACCGCGATCACCTTGGCTCCCCGACCGCGGCACATCGCTGCATCGGCGGTGGTTAGCGACGGCCCGGACCCGATCACCACCACCGTCGCACCAGGCCAGAGCCGCGGCGCAACACCGTAGAAGTCAGCCGCGGATCCTGAGCTCGTAGGCGACGGCGACGCCGGGACCGGTGCCCCAGGGATTGCGTGCATTCGCGTCGCACTCCATCACCGCGTAGGCCTTGCCGTCGAAAACCAGATAGTCGGGCTTTGGCCCGGATTTCGGCAGATCCGGCCACCCGGCGCGCTCGAGATCCTCAGCCAGCAGGATGACGAACTGGTCGCCCTGCTGGATATTGCCCACCAGCTGGTCGCCCGCGTAAGACGAGACCCGCGCCAGGCATTCGGCTTCGATCGTGGAGGCGCCGGTGCGGCGCAGAGTCACCGTGCGGCCATTTTTCTTCAGTGCACGGCGATACCGCGACCGTTCCTTTCCGGCGCCCAAAGTGTCACCCGATCGTGATGTCGCGGTAGCGCTGCAAAAGTCGCTCGGCCTCGGTCGGCATGCCGGAATCGCCCTGACCTGGATCCGTCCCCACCCATCGCTCCTCGTCCGAAACACCTGGGATGGCTTCCCGCTTCACCATCGGGTCGTTACCCCGAGCATTCCAGAGCGCGCGGCATGCGATCACCGCGGCCTTATCGATGTCGGCCGGTAGGCTCCCAATACGGCCCTTCTCGAATCCATCGTCTCCCGGCAGCTTGTACCCAGCCTTGTAGGCGACGACCACCTTGCTGCACCGCCAGGTCGTGCGGCGATCCTCGGACAGGCGATAGAGCAGCCCAGCCGCCGGATCGAGTTCATACTGCTCGGCGGCCAGGGGAGTCCCTGCCTCGGTCACGGACACGATCGCGGTGACCGGGATCCGCGACAGCATGAGCACTTCGCCCCGCACATCGCGGAACTGCTGGGAATAGGTCGCCAGAGCCAGGTCCCGGCCGATGAAACCGACGATCGCAGCACTCACCGCATGGATGTCGTCATAGAGCAGTGAATGATTGCCGTCGTCCTCAATGTCGAGATCGGCGATGACATCCGCCGGCGTGATCAGATCAGTGTTCGCCGCCGGCGCGGTGATGGTGAGGATCGAAGCCATTCGAGGTTATTCGAACAGGAAGTGGAACGTGCCGACTTTCGCGTTGCCTCCGCTCGCAAT